TGAAAGTTGTCTGTTGCAGTAGCTACAATTTTAGCACCTATGTCAATGCCACTTGCAGTAGCGTCATCAGCACCAAATTGAATTGTTCCTAAAACATCATTATTCACTATTTCTGTATCTGTGGTTTTAAAACTTAAAAATCCACCACCAGCTTTTTCTAGCTCAAGCTGATAGTCTGGAGATGTAGTTCCGATACCTACGTTGCCACCATTAAAATAAGAAACACCATTTGAGTATAATTGAACTTTAGTAGTTTCACTAGCATCAACTAAACTGAGGTATCCATCACCATCAGCATCTAATCTTAAATCAATTCTTTTATTATTAGAATCAGCACTATCTAATATTTCCAACCCAGTGTTAGCACCTCTTCCAGCACTAACAGATAGTTTAGAAGTTGGAGATGCAGTTCCTATACCTACATTTCCTGAACCAGTAATTCTCATTGCCTCAGAAGCAGTATTACTATTCTCTGTTACAAAAGCTAGTGAAGATGTTTGAGATGCTTCTCTAATACCTACAATTCTAGCAACTCCTCTTCCACTAGAAGCACTTACTTGAAAATTTAATTGTGCAAAAGAATTAGCTGATGTACTATCATTAGATACTGTTATAGTTGAGCCAACACCAGCTTGACCATCATCTGTAGACCCATTAAATGCTGAACTTTCATTTCTAGTTATCATTAAAGCAGATGGTATATCCGTAACTCCTATACCTACATTACCTGAACCATCTATTCTCATTCTTTCAGAACCATTTACTTCAAATTTAATTTCAGCATCGTTCATTATTTGGATTCTACTTGATGTAGCATCATCTCCAATAACTAACCCACCACTTCCACCAGCTATATATATAAATCCATTAGAATGAGGAGTGATTGCTGATGCTACTATTGAATCGTTTGTCCCACCAAATATTAATCTTTCATTTGTAGTTATATCTCCAGCAAATGTAGAATTGCCTTCGTGAGTAACAGTTAGTTTATCCGAACCATCTTTGCTTAAAGTAAGTAGATTGCCAGTTCCATCGCCTTGTACATGAAGTACATTTCCAGTTGAACTAGCATTATCAGAACGAATAGAAACAACTGATTGAGTATCTACACCAGTATGAATTGCATTTGTATAAAAATAACCAGTGGCAGTTGTAGCACTAGCAGTCCCATCCACTTGAAATGTTCTACTTGGCGTAGAATTTATACCTACTCGTGAATTAGTAGTATCTACAACAAATACATCTCCACCATCATCATTCTTGCGAACTAATAAGGCTTCTGTATTGGTTACGTCAATTACTTGTGTACCTTGAACTATCTCATCAAAGCTAAGTGAACCACCTCCATCAACCTGGAGATCACCATTAATTACCAAATCGCCAGTGATTGTTCCACCAGATGATATTTGTGCTGATGTAGTGCTAATTAAATTTTTAAATGATGCCATAATAAGCTCCTATGCTAAAACAATGCGAACTGTGGACGTTGCACCTTTACCAAGTAAGTGTAAATAAACAGCACTACCAACACCATGCGGAATATTCAATTCATAGATAGTGTCTCCGCCTGCTAAATACAGGCTATTTGAAGCGTTTATCATATCACTTGCAGATGAACTAAAGCCATAGTAAACATCGCTACTAGGCTGTAATATAATGCTATGTATAGCACTTACATCTAAATTATATTCTGTTCCTGTGGTTACGGATTGTGCAGATTGCACAGAATGATTTGCGGCACTAGAAATATTAAGTGACTCAACAACTGAATGTTTTGAAAGATCAGCCATCTTGTTTCTCCTTTATGAATGCCTTACCGAGCGTAGCTACTCTCATGGGCATTTCGGTTATTTAATCTACAATACCTTGCTCTCGTAAACTTGAGTCAGATATTGACTTACTATGTATGATTGGACTTGCGATTAACTTACGTACCTTGTTGCCTTTGCATCTAGGACAAGTAATTTCCTCATCCTTTGACCATACCATTTCCCATATATACTTGCATGGATGACAAAAGAAATCGTTAGTCCTCATTTCTTTTTCTTTTTCAATATAGATTTTTTCTTTGGTTTTTTTACTTCACCATTCTCATTACAAGGCTCACAACCATCTTTGAGATAGGCATCAATTTGTTCCTTACTAATTGAATCTTGTTTTCCAAATACTGATCCATCTTTTCTTTTAAAATATAACATAATTATTCCTTTTATACTGGGCAGGTCTAGTAGAAGACCTGCCCATTTAACCTTACGGATTATTGAAGTTTACAACTCCAAGTGAAGTACTAGAAGCACCATGTGATAAGGATGCTCCAAATAGCACGTCCGCAACAACGGAAGTAGCTAAGTGGTCAATATCATAAGCACTCTGCACTCTAGGCTGTAACTGCATAGCCATGTAAACAGATTCTTTCTTGAATACACTTGCAGTTTCATCACCAGTACCACCATCATCATCCCAATCTGTTGAGATAAATGTTGGCATTCCATAGATCATGCCTACTCCACCAGATACGTTAGGATTCTGCTCATCACCTCTACGAGATGAATCATAGAAATCCTGAAGTCCTAATAATCCCATGTACGCAGCAGGAGAAGCATATAAGTATGTTTCACCATCAGCATAATCAAAGCCTGCATCAAGCAGTTTTTGCAAACCACTACGTAATAACGCAGAGGTTATGGTATTATCACTTGCTAAAGTAACATCGTTACCAGTTGCAGACTGTAGAACATCTACTGCAAGGTAGTTTTCTACTTTCTTTGCAAGAGCATAACCCATAGACTGAGCATATGCACCAAAAAGATTTGCAGATTCTTGTACACGTACAATATCTTCAATTCTCTTTGCTTCGTAATGATGTTGATCGACAGTTACAGTAACTGAACTATCAGTATTTGCACTATAAGTAACCGCTGATCCTGCACTTTTTGCAGCAGCAGTTTCTTCAGTAACCTTTGGGATGTTTAACACATCTCCACCACCACTCATCTCCGATGAGAAATCCATCACTTGATTACGCAACTGAAACTTACGTTCCGCATAATCTAGGATTGCATCTCTCCACAGCTCTGGGATAAACGCGGCAGCAGTTGTTGTAGTAACATTAGCCATTTTATTTTCCTATTGACTTTTGCGTTTATAGGATTCCAATATATTATTCCAGTTCATACGCCGATCACTATCTTTTATCTTTTTTAATTCCACATTATTATCATTGAGTGGCGCACTAGGAGCATTGGAAACCGCAACGCGTTGAGTTTTCAATTTATTTACAACAGCACGAAGTGCATTCAGTGGTAATGCACCAAATGTTTCATGCTCTTCTTCTGGTATCTCACTAAGAAGCTCCGCACGTAGATCAGCTTCCTGTTCTTGTGCAGCAGTCACAATAGGTTCGAGTTCAGCGAGCTTTGCAGCACGCTCCTCGGCAAGAGACTTCCATTGCTCCTGTTCCTCTAATTGTGAAATACGTGTTTCCTCGACTTCTTTGCGAATTTTAGCAAGCTCTTGCTCGGCAACTTGTGCGCGACCTCGATATTTCTTGCTTTCCGCGATAAGTGTTCCAACTTCGAGTTGTTGGATCTTCTCTGTTTGTTCTTGCACTTCAGGATCAACTGTAGGTGCTGGTACTTTCTGTACAACTTGTTCTTGTTCTTCGGACATTCTGTCCTCCTATATGTTTACTTTAACGTGTGTCTTGCTCATACGTGATAGGTTCTTGCCAATAATATTGGCGAAGTCTTTGACGATACCTTCTTCTACTTCATCGCCTAATTCTTGATTTTCTGCAATGGAACGCTTTCGCATTTTACCTTCACCTTCATTGTGATTAAATAGCTTTGTTCCTTGCTTATTTTTCTTAATACCATATAAAAATTGTATTTCTTGATTCTTTTTTACTAAGGTGCGTTGCACTTGAAATGCTTTTAACATCTTGCCAGTATCTTTTAACGTAACAGGTTGTTTCTGCCCACCTTTCTTACGCTTTGCATAACTATCAGAATAGTCTTTGAATGGACTATTATCAAATCCTTTACCACTAGCAATCTGACTTTTATGGTTGTCAACAGCATTCTTTGCCATCTCTTTAACATCCGCATTACGAAACTTTAATATGTCTGGTAAATTAAACATTAATAGGATACCAGTAATGTCTGCAACGGATGCCACCGCCATGTTCAAAACCATCGGACTTTACTGCTCTAATCTCATCTATTGTTAATGGATCATTGGCTAAAAATGTTCTGCATACAGGACGATTCTTCTCATCGTCTGGTCCGACATACTCATATAATGTATCTTCTGGTAGGTCCATCGCCATAACGGACACTACGGATCTTCTATAATCACCAAGCATAGTACCAATTACGTTTTCCACACGTGGCACATTGGTTTTAATCGATGCTCGTATTGAATCTTTTAATAAATCACCTCGTAATCCACTAGAAAGACCTGAAGCCATCGCATTTTGCATTGTATTTGCTACAGAACGTGTCACGCCTTCAATTCCTTGTCTTTGTAAATTCTGGAGAGCCAGGAGTTGTACTTCGGACGTAACCCCAAACATCGGCAAATCACTAAGAATAGTTTCCGTTGTAGCCATGAAGGTGTTGATGGAGGTAGAAAAGCGTAAATCTTCAATAAAATAGGACGTAAAGTCAATCGCAGCGATAATACCCAAGATTTCTGCTGTTGATAAACCACCTTCTTCCAATTCTTCAATATCCGATTGAAATCCATCCAATGCGCTTTCAATATTGCTTTCATAACTATTAATTGCTTGGTCTATCGTTGCCATTAGAAGCTAAGATGTTTAATAAACGATTTTGAGTGGGTTCTGGCTTCTCTGATTCCACTTGCTGTTCTTCAAAACGAGCTAAGTCCTCTGGTGAGGCATCTGGGTTATGATATTGAAACCAGTCCATAGGTGTTGCTAAATTACGTGAGAAACGCCAATCCCATAGCATAATTTCTGCTTCAGGTGTTAATGCGTAGTTTGGTTCGAGGAAGTCAACACTATATTCTGTTCCTACGTTGCGATTTGCCTCTACCTGAATAATACGACTATCTACTTCAAATCTTTTATGTTCCCAAGGTCTCCAAGTATCTTCTGTCATTGCAGAACGCTCGTCCATGTTTTCCATCTCTACAATACTAAGACTTGCAGCACTTGGTGCGTTTCCTGAGTCATCACGTGCGTATTTTGCACGTATATGATTGTTATTTAGTGTTGTCTCCACTAAGAATCGTGTAGAATCAATAATTTGATTTAAATTACCACCACTGGAAGTCACACCAAAGTTTGCCTGCTCTGGCAAATATAAAATCTTATCTGTTCCAATACTAATACGTGATGGATCATCCACACCACTAATGTATTTAATACCAAGGCAACCATATCGTATTGCTAGGTTTAACTCTAATAATGCAACATTTACCGCAAGATCGGTTTGAGCAACGTCCATTGCGTTGCCTACATGATAATCACGCATTGGTGGATACCTGTGGCAAAAGGTAACTGGCAAGATTCCATACGGATTAATATCTGAATCATTAATACTAATAACCTTACCTTCTTCATCCACTAAGAAATGTCTTCCTGGTATCCCATAACGCTCTTCTGTCCACACAGCATACACCGCTTGCTCTACACGTGCGTTGCCTTGATTTTCAATTGGATACATAACACCAAATGGCTTATCTCTGGAATCACCAGCTAAAAATAATGGAGTGAAATGGGAAAGGATTTCATATTCTACCTTTTGGTTTACTTCATTCCATTTACTGCGAAATGCCATATTACCTAATAAAAATGTAAGTCGCTCCAACATCCTGCGTTGCGCATTTAAACTATGTTTATCAATGAAGTCCATATACTCATCGCTTGTACGCATACGTGGTGGCCGTTTGTAAGTCATTGCACGTAAAGAACACACACGCCTCGTTAAGTTATTTTGAGGCGTTACGGCTTGGCGCAGTGTCTCTGCACCAAAATACTCACTCACATAATGATCGATATTAATGCCTTCATAGAAGTCCATTAAGTAATCACGTTCACGAGTACGCTCGTCTTCGATGTATTTTAACTGCTCTTGCAGTGCGCCTA